ACCCATTGTTCATTTACTTTTTCTCTGAATTGACTGTTTGTCATTTGCTTGCCTCTACTACTGTCGGAGCATCATCTATTATCTGCATAGCCTCTGCATAGAAGTCCTCTCTTATCCCACCATGTTTACTAGCCTCGACAAGCAACTGTCGGATAGTATTAACGTCCTTGAGGTCTCCATGCTCGTCAGGAATTTCTACATAAGGATAATCGGATGTAGGCTTATCAACGTGCAATACCGCTTTGACAGTATCATCTATTATCCTTTTTACTGTTTCTTCAGAATAATGCTTCATTTGCTTGCCTCTCCCTCACCATGAGGATTAACCTCGCCATAATAAATCGCAGATATACAAGAATAGGCAAGGAATAATGAAAATATAAAACTTGCCAGAATCACAGTAGTCCAATCCTTTAATGCAAAAGAACGACCACCAACCCATCCAATCAAACCACAGATTGCCATTCGTAATGATTTTATTGTTTTCATTTGCTTGCCTCTACTACTGTCGGAGCGTTCTCTATTGTTTTTTCGTATGCCATTCTCAAAAAATCTTCTGTAACATCAATTCCGTAATGTTTTTCAAATTCTTGAACAAGAATAGTAGTTAATTTTTTAACTTCATTTCGGTCTATCAAATCTCCATGAGGTTCTTTGATTTCGATGACAGGATAGTTATTTATATCCATAGGAACAGAACTACTGATTGTCATACCATAATTCATCGCATCTTTCACAATCTTCTTTACTGTCTCTTCCGAGTAATATTTCATTTACTAGCCTCCACGATAGTAGGTGCGTTATTTACGATATGCACCAGTTCGTCATGAGCCGTCCTCGGACTTTCCTGCCAGTAGTACAGTTCTTTGTTGTAGGCATCGAGAATGGCATCCTTATCTACTAGCCGTCCATGCGAGCGTAATTCGATTGCCGTTCCTTTATAAACAAATTCATTTGGGGAATTTATATAAACTGTTCCTTGTTGGTTGATGATAATTGATTCTCCACGTTTCAAATCAGAAACGGATAGTCCCTTAATCAAAATGTCAGCCATTTACTTCTTCTCCTTCCTCAAAGGGCATCGTTCATCCCTTGTTCTTGCACTAACCTCGACATCAAGAAGGATGCACTTTCCGTCCTCACAGCACTTGCAACATCCACAAGGAAATTGCTCCTTCCGATATTCCTTCTCCACTACCTTGCGAACGGTGTCACTTCTGTTCTTGTAGTCATTTATCCGCTTGAGGTAGTCCACTTTCTCGGTAAATTCATCATCTACCTTTACTATCAAAACTTTGTCTTTCATATATACAGATTAGCACAAACGTATATACCTTGTAAAGAGGAATAGGGCATAAAAAGACCCCCGTTTCCGAGGGTCAAGCCATCTTCGCATCGTAGCTAGGCATTATTCTATTCCAAGTTCCGTCTTTGCCCTCTGCTTGCACTCTGCCCTGAATGTCTGATAGGCGTTGTATTCCTCTGCATATTTGACGGGATCAGTTGCGTAGTTGTTCAGTATCGCAAGTTCGTCCTCGACAGAGTATTTCTTTGCGATATTCTTTCTAACCAGAATGGGGTATAGGATTTCAGCGTTCTTCTGTGCCAGTGTCATCTTTAATCTCCTTTTCTTAAACTCCGAGGTAATTTACTTTCATTGAGGTATCAATCTTTACTGTATTAGCCTGATTTTGGTTGATACTACCACCGCCCTCGACCTCTACGAATGGATCTACAATGGGAGTAAGCTGAGTGTCGGCAGAAGGGGTAGCAAGTTTGTAGGTCATCATCTGCCCACTGAGTGCCGATGCCACTTGTTCAGCCGTGTAGTCTGCGAATGCACTATCAGCAAGGTAGTAGTAATCCTGACCGCCATTGAAGCCTGCCGTGCCACTAGCCATTCCTGACGAGCCGTTTGCCGTGACATAGTTGGCAGTTATGGAAGATGCACCAATCTTTGCATCCGACACGTGTGCGAAGAAGTGAGTGGAATCGTAGACATTCCAAGTAAGACTTCCCAAATCCACACTAGCCAGCTTATTAGTCTTCTTCCCGCTTCTGAGATTGAAGGTCTCCCTTACACTACCTGCACTGCCGAGGGTTACTGTCTGACCGAGGGAGAGGGTGTCATTGAGATAGGGATGGTATGTGGTCTTCTCACTAGCCGAATTCAGGCAAATCTGCGTATCGTGATTGTAGACAGTTCCGTATGCCGATGAGAATACGAATTTGATGTAGTGGCAATCTGACGAAACCTGATGCGAGTTGTTAACCACCGAATAGGACGAGCCTATCTGATTCTTGTCTGCATCGTATTCGGTAACCGTCAGCCATCCAGTAGGAACAAGGAAGTAATAGGTTTCGGAAGGGATAACTGAGATATAGTTCTTGGAATACAATGACGAGCCGACAAGTTCCGTTTCCTCATCCCAGATATTAATTCCCTTGCTTGTCACGCTAGTATACTGTGTGTCCACCTTTGTTCCTGTATCATAATCAGAAGGAATCAGTAACTCAGGATACTTTGTCTGTATGTCAGAGAGGGTGAGACTAGCCACGTTCACATCAGGGTCACTGGAGAAGTAGACATTCAGGTCGGTAACGCATATCTTACGTTTCTCGTTGTAGTTCGTGCCACTGACGATTTTACCTGCAAGCCTCATGGAAGAAGTGCTTTGTGCCGTGAAGATTGCTCCTGAACCACTATCCCAATCCAAAGAATCATAGGGTCTGATGTTGAAGGTTGACGAACCACCGATAAACAGATAGGTATGACCAACAACACAAGCATCGACATCATTGCTGACAATCTGAACCTGAGCATCGCCACTAGCCAAGCCACTCAACTGGAGTTCTCCGTCTGCCGTTACTGAGAATACGACATTCTGCGAGGTCTGACCAACGAGAACGCTAGTATCTATGTGCTGATTATGTATCCTACTCACTCCTCTCAGCTCTTCCACCTCTGCATATGGGGCAACGCTAGTAGGTATCTCATCTTTTCCGTATGTGCTTGAGGGATAGGTAACGGAAATCTCGTCACCTGCCTTGACTTCAAGATTGGTTACACGCTTGTTGGTGGCATCCAAAGCGTTCTTTAAGTCAGTATCAGCTGCTTCCATTTCAGCTTTGGTGGCATAGGCAGAGAGATCTACCGAGAGAACAACATAATCAGGTGTAGCCAGAGTGTCATCCCAACGGTACATCTTGTTGTTGTCTGCCGTGATGTAGAGCTTGCCTGCAATGCCGGGATTCGGAAGCGTTGCATAGGACGAAGCAACAATCACATCGTCTGCCAGATCAGGCAGCTGCGAAGAGGTCAGCTTTCCGTTTGCATCGAGAGAGGCAAGGCCGTTTGCCTGTCCTTTGGAAGCAAGCATGAAGTCTCTCAATGCAGAGAGGGTGTAGTTTCCACTTGTGCTGCCGTTCATTGCAGGTGTCTTTACGGCATCGGCTGGGGTGATGGTTGTTGATGAATATTCAGGCATTTATTTCTCCTTCTGTTCAAATTCTTTTATGACACAACGTAAAGGGGATAGCAGGTCACCCCGTCTATCGTTGTCGCAGGGCCACGGAACATCTGTCCACTTGTAAGTCCACTCGGACTATTGGGGATGTTTACCGTCAGTGCGTTTCCACCCGTGTACATCCTTACCGTGAACGTGGACGGACAGTAGTATGAGTTGTAGTTGGAATAGTAGTCCGATCTGACGGAGCTGGTATTGATTGCAGTACAGGTTGTCTCGGTTGTCTCGGTTGTCCTGTACCGTTTGGTGATGGTCATGTACTCGGCAATGTTTACCGGGTTGTTGTACTTGTCATAGAACCCCACTTCCCCTATATATGTTCCGTCTATTCCTATAATCGGTTTCCTTTTGACCGAAACGAACGCAACGGGAGAATCGACATTATAGATTTCGGCAGGGTATTTGATGCCGGGGATGCAACCCTCGTCCGTGAGGGCCTTGGCAAGATAGTATCCCTGAAGTGCCGTGGTGTCGCTGACGGAGAAGTTCTTGTAGGTGGCCTTCTTGGCCTCGGTCTTGATGACATCGCAATCGAATGCCCCCTGGAAGAAGCTCTCCCCTGTTATGCTGATGTTGTCCATCTGGGCAGAGAAGCACTTCAGCATCCCGTTAGCCCCAAGCCAGAAGCCGTTTCCTGTCGAAGATGTCGAGACAACCGTTACCGTCACGATGTCTCCGTTGCTTGCGTTGTTTTCGTTGTCTACGTATATTCCGTAATCCTCTAGGTCGGTTACATATCCACCGGGCAGAGGGTTGCCGTACAGGGCATCGAAATGGGCCGTGCCGTGATAGTCGATATCAACGATCCATGAATAAGCTCCACCGACATTGCCCACTGCTTCAAACCACTCATCCTGATCGAGGGTTGCCGTCATCTGTGCAGAGGTGGTGCTCACCGAAGCTGACAGGTTGACAGTGCCGTCATCGTTGTAGTAACCGGAATGAACGCAGCCCTCATCGAGAACCGTTATCTGTTCTGCGAAGAGGTTCTGGATCACTGCATTCTGGGCAACGAAATTCTTAGTCCATTGCCACATGGAGGCAGAACCTACCGATGAAGGAATCTGTGCGTTCTCTGAGACAAGTGTACCCAGTAGGTCGAGGGCCTTGCTTGCGTTCTCCTCACGGCTCAAGTCCATCTCCTCGAAGTTCGTACCGTTGTAGACATAGGCATAGCCTGCATAGTATGTCACATCGTCATCGAACTCTGCACCTGCAACGAAGTAGTCTCCGACAATAAGCCCCAGACCTTCTTTGCTTTCTATAGGACAGGCCGTGTAGCAGATTCCGAGGTTCTCTGCATCCCAAGAGGTCGAACCTGTAAGCCTTGTATATTGCCACGGGGAATCTCCGACCCTTGTCCTCATCCAGATGTATTTTCCCCTCTCCGGTGTAGGTACGGAATCTTCCCATGTTCCCGTGTTCCAGTACATCGTATCGGCGTTCCAGAGCATATCGGCAGAACCCCACTGCATCGCATCTCCGGGTGGGTTGATTATCGAATCTCCGATTGCATATTGAACCTCGGCCGTTGCTCCCGGTTCTCCGGCAGGGCCTTGCGCCCCGCTCTGCTTGGCAGGTTCGGTCGTGCCGTGATATGCGTCTTCTGTCAGGTCGAATGTCGTCACTCCGACCGCGGTGTAGGTATATGTGTCTTCCTTGTCACTGTACTGTCTTGCGGTTACCAGGACATAGACCTCGAGACCGGAATACACGTCATCGTTGAGCTTGATAACGGTTCCGAGGTTGATTGATTCGTTGCAGTAGAAAGTGTATGTGCTCGAGGCGTACTTGTGGTACTGTGCCAGCAGGTTCGCATGCTTGGAGGCGTTGTCCTTGTCGTGTATCCACGAGAGTTCCTCCTCGAGGGTGCTCTTGCCGTCCGCGGAGCCGTCTATCTGAGTACGGATCACCCCGTGGCTCTTGACGTATGTTATGTCTGCAGACAGATCCATGCGCCAGATTGTCTTGCTCGTTATGGCGGTGTTGTGTGCCAGGAGCTTGAAATAAGGCCCCCCTACCGCCTCTGCCGAGAAGGTTATCTCCGCATCCTTGAGGACGTTCTGCGTGAGGTTCGTGATGTTGACGATTTTCCCTGATCCGACGATGGAAGACTCCGAAGCTGCGTTCACCGCACTTATCAGCGTAGGCTCGCGGAACTCGTCTGCCATTGCCTCCGACCACTCCGCTGCACTGTAGATCTCCCCGCCGTCGTAGTAGTCTCCCGCTGGCAGTTCCAGATTGCAAATGCGGGTCGCTGACGCGTTTGTCGTGTTGCGGTATATCAGATAGTCCCTTGCGGTTCCGAGCTCGTCATAGGCCACCCTTGCGCCCTTGTAGGTGCGGATTTTCTTGGACAGGTTCACGACCTTCTTGTCCTTCATCCTCAGTTTGGCCGAATCGTAGACAGGAGCGTCCGTAGTGTCTGCCGTTATCGCCTGGATGCAGATCTCTCCCTTCTCGTTGAACCAGTAGACCGCGTTGCATTCGTAGAAGAGCTGGTCGATGAGTTCCCTGCACGTTGTTCCCGCATCGACATCCTTTTGCACGTTCTGAAGCAGCTTTCTCTCGTCCCCTTCCCTGATTGTGATTCCCAGAGGGTGGACTATCGTATAGATCGCCGTTGCAGCGGGACAGTCGAAGAAGTATTTCCCGGTCTCGATGAATGCCTTGTTGAAGAGCCTTGTCCCCATGCTCTCCAATGTGATGTTGAGTGCCTGGTCTCCGTGATCCGTGACGGCCCAGGAGAAATTGGTGGACACGAAACCCGTGAACAACGGGGTGTCTCCGTCGGACAGGACGGCCTTGATGTCTCCCTCGGTGGAGATTATATCCTCGACCGCGGAGCACTTGCGCCTGAGCTGAAGGGAAACCGTATCCGAGGAGCTCTTGAGGCCGTTGAATCTCTGCTCCTTGAATGTTATTGCATGACGGACGATGGCGGTGTCCGTAAGTGTTTGCGATGTGCTATGGCCCGCCTCGAGGTCGTTGCCGAGAAATTCCAGTTCGAGTTTGGGATCTGTCAATGTCATGCGCTTACCCCGTAGTAGTTGAGAGCGTCGAACTCTTCGCGGATCATCTGTGCAAACTGCCTCATGCCTCCGTCACCGACTATTGGGCCTTCCGCGTAGATGTTGATCGTCACGCTTGTTGCGCCCTGGTATGAAGCGGATGAGAGTGCAGTCTGCGTGGACGAGGACATGGCAACCGAATTGCCCGCAGTGTCCTCCGCGTTGTATCTGTCGTCCATGAATTGGGCGAAGTTACCCGGAGCTCCCGGATCCGTAATCCTCAGGCCCTCGAAGGGCTTCCATCCGAAGAGGTTCAGGCCTGCGAGCCAGTTGAGGATGATTGCGACGAAATGGACTATCGCCTGTCCGATGTACTCCACTACTCCGGTGAACGATACGAGAACCTTGGAGATAATCTTGATGATGGGCTCGATGATTTTCAGCGAGTTGCAGAGCTGGTCGAGAATCGGACGGATGACCGTTGCGATCAGCGAGATTATCGGCTTGAACGCAGCTCCGATTTCGTTGATGACCTGCATGAAGGACTCCGCGGAATCACTGACAAGGGGCATCAGTTCCTCCAGGAGCGGTTTCAGGAGGTTTCCGATCACCCTTCCGATTTCACGCAGGGGTTCGAGACCGTATTGTACAAATTCGTTGATTATCGGCCCGACTACCTCCGCAAGGCCTTCGATGACGTACTTCAGCGCAGTCACGATCGCACCGAGGACAGGCCCCATCGTCATCATGTTCTGGGCAAGGGTGCTTACAACTTCCCCCGCCTCGCCGAAGGACTCCATTGCGTTGCTGATTGTGGTGCCGATTGCAGCTGCCGCCTGATCGCTGTCGACATCGAAGAATTTCTTTCCGAAGATATTCCATTGCGTCCCTTCCTCTCCGTAGGGATTGAGGAATTTCTGAAGTCTGTCTGCAAAGACATCCATGAAGGACTTGGCCACCTTCGGGTCTTCGACGGTTGCGGTGAGATCCTTGATCTGGCCCTCTATTCCCTCGAGGATCTCAGAAAGGTAGACCTGGTTCTCCGCATCGGCCGTCTGCATGAGGGTTCTTATATTGTCGGCCAGTGTCTGGAGGTTCTTGACCTGGTACGAGCTGGAGTCCTTGCCGTACTGATCCAGGACTTTCTCCAGCTCCGTCGGCTGAAGGTTCTCGTCCAGTGCCTCGAGCTGGTCGCTCAGATTGGCAAGAATGTCATCCAGCACCTTGATGGCAGAGTTGGGAGATCCCGAGAATCCCGCCTCCTCGAGCATTTTGACGACCTCTTCCGTCGTTCCCTCGAGAAGCATGTCCTTGAGCCCGGAGATCTGCGCTATCGTGTCGTTGAGGGTCTTTATCTGATAGAGCGTAGAGTTGTTGCCGTACTTGCTGAAGATACTGCCCAGAAGGTTCTCGCTCGACCCTGTGTACGCATATGCGCTTGAGGATGACTCGTAACCGGATGGAAGATATCTTCCGTACCTACGCTCCTCCTGAAGGGCCTGGAAACCCCAGAGCTGATTCTGGAGCCTGAATTTGTCGATAGTATTCCAGTCGGAAGTCTCTTCGAGTTCCTTTGTCAGTTTCTCTATCCACGACTCGACCTCGTCGTTGGTGAATCTGGCCAGGTATTCTATCGCTTCCTGGTAATTGGCATACCAGTTCTCGTCCCTGCGGTCTTCCGTCCAGTGGGGGTCATATGTATAAGATCCGAGGGTTGCTGCATATTCCCTGATCGGCTTTTCGTCTGTATATGTCTTCCAGTAGTTTGCCTGTCTCTGCGCCCATGCGGAGATCTCCTGGAGTCTTTCGTAGAGGATGTCCAGCGCAGGGGATATGGAGTTCAGCAGAGCTCCCCCGAGGTTTTCCTTGATGTCGTTCCAGGTGTCCTTTATGGCATCCAGTTTGCCGACCGGGGTGTCTGCGATCGCCTGTGCCACACCCCTGTATCTCTGCTCGACCTTGTCGAGGATTATAGACTGTGCTTCATATTGCCTGTTGGCATCCGCGAGGGCCTTTACCTGAGCCTTTTCCTCGTCGGTGAATGTTATGCCCGCACTCTTGAGCCTGTTGAGTGCAGCTTCGGGATCCTCGAGGGCCTTTGCAAGCGTGTTTGCGGCTGCGGTGACATCTTCGCCGAGTGCAGCCGCCAGATCCATCGATGCCTGGAGGGCGCGGTCAAGGCCCTGGTCGGACAGTGATTCGGTTGCAGCGAGAAGCAGGGCCGATTCCTTGATGGCCTCGCTGGTGAAGTAGGTCTGCTTCTCGAGGGCCTCGGCCATGTCGTCTATCTGCTGCGAGGTCTTGCCGGTTGTCTGTCCGACATTCTTCCATACGGCCTCGAGTCTCTTGGAAACCTTCTCGGCCTCGGTGTATGCGGACACGCACTCCTTGATGGCCCTGTTCATCAGCTTCAGGGCTGCGGTTACTGCTGCGATCGCTATTCCGATAGTCCCGAATTTCGCAGCTGCGCTTACCCCGCTTGATTTTGCCGCCTTCTCTAATGTGGAAAGGGTACGAACCGCGGAGTTAATCCCCTTCTGCATCTTGTTGGTGGCGGTTATCTCTACTCGGGCTTTTGCCATGATTATCTCCTCTTTCGGGCAGAGCCCTTGTTTCCGGCCTTCATCTTTTCAACCTTGGCGTTCAGCACTTGCCGGTATGCCGATTGGACTATGTTGATGATCTGCATCGTCATGTACGGTTGATCCATGAGCGACCCGGGGAACGGGAAGGCTATGTAGTCACCCGTCTCCGAGTTGCAGATCGGCAGGAAAACGTCCGTTATGTAAGGAAGCCATCGCGCATACTCCCTGAAAAGGTCGTTGTCGCGACGGCCGTTGAAAACTTCCTTACATAGGGATGTTATTTCCCTTCGTCCTTGTTCGCCGGGGAAGGAAAAACCGCAGCTGAATATTCCCTTATGAGCTGGTTTGCGGATTCCACCTTCTCGAAAAGGAGATTGACGACATCCTCGTTGGACATCTTCTCCTCTCCGTCGAAAAAGTCGTGGTCTGTCAGAGCGGAGATGAACAGGATCCTGAATGCCTCAAGCCCTTCCATCTCTCCGTTCTGGGCAGTCCTGAGCGACAGAACCTCCTTCTCGGAAGGTTCTCTGAAAGTGACGAAACAATCCTCACCTTCGGGAAGATTTAGGGCCTTCCCGAGGTGGATCGTTACCTTCTGGATTGCACTGTCGTAGTGCTTCTTCTTGTCGAACATCTGTTGCCTCCTCTTCCTTGGTTTTTAGTCGTTGTGCGTAACAGTGATGGTGATCGGCTCGGCTGAACCTACGCTGAGTGCCTCACCGCTGAATGACGTGTCGATGATTCCGGGGCCGTCCACGTTGCCGTTTCCGCTTGTCAGTGACAGATGCGGGATGTAGACCTCGACCATCTCCTCGGTGTCTGATGTCGTGAAGACGAGCTTGAGGGCCACGGTCGGGTTGGACTCGGCCTTGTAGTATGTGCTGCGGAATGTGTTCACTGCATCCGAGTACGGGATGGTGAAGTCGACGGTGACGGTTCTCTGTCCGGGAACAGGTCTGTCGTTGTAGAGACCGGAGCAATAGGTTGCAGGGGAATCTTCAACGCCGTTGTCGATGTTGATTGTGACGCTCTCGACGCAGAGCTCGCTTGCCAGGGATGCGGATGCGGTTCCACCTGCTCCGTAGAGCAGTGTTGCGCTTGTACATCTGTAGCTCGGCTTGGTGAAGCTCAGTGAAGCAAGGGTCTGTGCTCCCGTGCCACCTGCGTCGATTTCCTTCGTTCCGACGAGGTCGATGTTCGCCCTGACATAGTCCTGTGCGGGAGCCTCGATCTGGAGACTTCTGATGGTTACGTCAGGATAGGTCTTGACGATACCGCCACGGCTCATGACGAGCGTGGAGATCGGAAGCTCGGTGTTCGGAGCTGCAAGCGTGAAGACCCCGCTGGACTCCGCGCCCATCGAGCACTCGAGAAGCCAGTCGATGAACTCGGGTCTGAGGATGGTGTTGACACCGCCCTCGGTCACGACCGAAAGAAGCTCCATTGCCGAAGCGGTCTTCTTTGCGATCAGGTTTGCCTCGTCACCCTTCTGCGGGGTGGTCGAGATTGACTCGCCTGTCATGTTGAGGAGAACGGTAGGAGTTACCGATGTCCCCCATGTGGTCTGCTTGGCAGCCTGTAAACTTGAGCCGCTGCCTACTTTAAAACTTGCCATGATTTCGTTCTCCTTTATTCAAAATCCTTGGTGTATGAAATCGAAAGGTTCACTTCCGTTCCAGTTGTTGTTTCAGATGCGTCCACCGCGGGATAGAAGTCCGCGCTTGTGACCGTCACGAAGTCCACATATCCGTCCAGGGACATGTTCCTACGCATGAGCTCGTAGAGGGCGTTGAAGTATCCGTAGCTTTCCTCTACCAGGTTGGAGTTGGTTCCCCTCTTGCAGAGGATGAAGATCTTGACATGGAAGGACGAGAGGTCGTTCGTCGTCGCGAGATCCTCGTATTCTGCATAGTCTGCCTGGATGAAGAACATTATCCTTTTCTTCATCTGGTCGACGTTGGGCCACTTGATGACCACGTTGTCCTCCGCGATTGTCGTGAGATCCTTGGGAAGGTAATTGTTGAGATGGGTTATAATGCAGCTCTTCAGCTGGGTCAGAACCGTCAGCTCGTTCTTCATGCCGTCACGCCTCCGTTCTTCTTCTCCCATTTGTCAATCTGCTTCTGGAAGGCCTTGTCGATTCTCAGCTGGCAGTCCCCCGAAGACACGTATCTCTGAAGCGGTGCCTCCACCCAGTCCCTGGGCTCGACACGGAAACCGTATGTGGAAACCCACTTGCCGTCGGCCGTCATGAAGCGCATCGGCTTTTTCTTGTTCTTGGACTCGACCGAGTACCCCGATGCAAGCATGAAACCGTACCGGGCGATGCGTCCGTCCTTGGAGGTCTTCTTTCCCGAATCGACATTGTCCGTGAAGACGACGCGGGTGCCGTTCCTGTAGACGTAGGACGTGATGCCCTTGTAGAGCTTGCCGGTGTGCTTCTTCAGAACGGTCTTGTAGTTCTTGCGGATTGCCTGTCTTCCACCTGTTCCGACGGAGCGCAGGATGGCCTTGTTGATGCTCTTCCGGTTGTATCCGAGATCCATGAGGAAATCCTGGGCCTCTTTTATGTCTGCCCTGATGGAGATGGTTCCCGCGTCCAGAATCTCAGCCATAGAGCCTCACTATCCTCAGGGCATCCAGCTTCTTCAGCCATTTGTCGTAATTGGTGTAGTTGATGTATGTTCTCGAATCCTCGGACATGCTCTTGCCTGTGATTCCGATGTTTCCGTCGGACTCCTGGAGCATCAGCGATGCGATGTTCAGTATCGTCAGCTTCACGATGTCGGGGACGTTCAGTGCCGACCACCCCGCGGTATAGGTCACGGCGATCTCCGTGTTGTTCGGCCATACGCCCTGCTTCAGCCTCAGGTGGTTGCCCAGGACATCGTAGTCGGTGGAGGCCACGGCCGTTCCGTTGATGGAGATGGAAGATACCGCGGTGATCGGTTGTGCGAAGAGGTACAGGTTGTTGTTTCCGATACCCTGCACATAGTCGGTTCTCGTCTCGCTTTCGGGGTTGTAGCCGAGATAGTCCTCCACGACCTTCTGTGCGGACATGAGCATGTTGGTCTTCATCGCGACCACGTCGGTTGCATCCTCATAGTTGCCTGAATATGTGTTGAATTGTGTTACGGAAACGATCATTGTTACCTCTCATAACATAAGTGTCTGTGAACATAAAAAAGGACGCCCTCTTTCGAGAGCGTCCTGTCCGGGCTCCAGATTTCAGGTTCTGTTACGGCTCTTCCGGGGCAACGTATTCACATTCCTCAGTTACCACGTTACTGTCCGCACTTCCCTCCTTGACCGCGATGGCCTTGAAGGTTGTGGTTTCGGTAATCGTGATGGCATCCGAATATGCCGTGCTCTCGGCAGTCGGGGTCGTACCGTCATCCGTGTAGTAGATAGTGGCACTTGCGGTGTCACAACTCATCGTCACGGAATTGTCGGCACAGGTGATTACCGGGTCTGCGACTCTGGCAACAACGGTGGCTGCCTTTGTCGTCGTCACTGTGGTTCCACCCTCCGTGTAGGAGAATGTCGCCGTCTGACTACCCGGTGTGTCTCCCCAGGTTGTCGGGCTGACCGTCACGTCACTGGTAACGTCCTTGGTGTTTCCACCGGAATCAGTGGCGGTGAAGGTCAGACCCGTCATGTCCACATCCTCACCTGCGACCTGTGTAGCATCCCAGCTACCCGAGCAGCTCAAGGCGACGATCTAACCGCTGATTGCCTTGAGTGCGTAGGTGTTGGCTGCGACGATCGGCTTTCCATCCATTCCCATGACTGCCTGGAAATAGGTGTTGGTGTCGCCCGGCTTGCGGATCGGAGTGATCTCAATATCGGTTGTGAGACCGATAGCATAGTCGGATCTGTCGAAACCGACGGCCACGATTGCGTTGGCTGTGGTTGTGCTCGGAGCCTGTCCGCAGACGAGAACCTTCACACCCTCGATGGTCCTGTTGAGGATGAGCTCATTCTTGTAGACATCGTAACCGCTTACGGAAGCTGTTGAGATGCCTGCATACAGGGTCGGTGAGATGACGATGCAAGGATCGTTCATAACCTTCTCCTGCATCTTGAGGGCCAGCTTGACGAGGTCAGCGATTGTGGGTGCGCCACTTGAACCACAGGCAATCTGGTTGCCAGCCGGAACGGAGGTGAACAGACCGCCGAATTCGTAGTATGTGGTTTTGCCACGGCCATTGATGACCTGGTTAGCGGCAGCTGTAGCAAAAGCTGTTCCGAAGATCTCTCCGAGCTGTGCCTCGAAATCGACAGGCAGATACTTCAGGGTTTCCCAGGAAACAGGGAGCTCTGAGTAGTATGTCTCGGGCTCGAGATCGGTATGACCGAGTGCAGCTGTTGAATCAGCAGAAGCGTTTGTGACTCCCTCTGCAACTCTACCAGCTCTTGCAGGTCTCGGTGAGAGGACAGGAATCTTTGTCGATGCGTTGGGGCCAGAGAAATAGCGGAGACCGTCGAGGATCTCGGTCTTGTCTCTGAATACCTTGAACAGGGCATTGACGACTTCGACAGCACCTGCGCCCGAGAGTGTAATGGCTCTCTTCTCCATCAGACCGTCATAGACGCTGCGCATTGTGGTTGCGAGAAGGCTCTCTTCCTTTGCGGAAGCGTTCTTAGCCTCAGCCAGTCTCTTCTCGAGGTCTCTCTTCTCTGCCTTGACCTCGTCGACTGCGGAACGGATTTCGTTCTTGAAATCCTCCATCTTCTTTTCAAGTTCCATAGTTTACTCCTTTGCTCTGAGCTCGTCCAAGAATGCGTCAAGCTGTCTCTCATATTCGGACTCGACCTCGGTGTTCGTCACGGCCGGGGTGGGTTCGACAGGAGCGGGCTCTTCTGCTTCGGGAATAAGCTCTCTAAGTGTTTTATCTATTGCCTGTCTCTCTTCGTCTGAGAGAGTCTCAGGCTTGATTCCTTTGAGATCCTCGAGAATGCTTCTGATGTTCCTTGCCTCGGAGTCGGTTGCTTCATAGGCAGGGAAAGACACGCAGAAGGAAACCTCGAAGAGACGGACCTCGATGAGATAGCAGACAGGAACGGTTCTGCCTGTCTCGTCAACCTCTTCCTCCCACTTGTCCTGGATTGTCGTGAATCCGAAGGACATGCCGGTGTTGTAGCCCTCGCGGATGAGGTTGTAGACATCCTCGGCGTAGCTTGTCCTGGGAAGGTCGCACTCCATATGAAGGCCGTCGGCCTCGGATCTGAGCCTGAGGCTTCCGTTCTTGACCCTTCCGAGGAGCTTGGTGGTGTCGTGGTTCCACAAGGCCCTGACATCCGCACCGTCGGCGATGGTCTTGTTGAATGCCGTCGGGGTGATGTACTCGTAGAATCCCATCCACTCCGAGCGGGAATTGTAGGGAATCAACCCCTCGATAACCCTCTTGCCGTCCTCAAGCTCCCGGATCTGGAGATCCGAAACCTTGATTTCCCTTGTCTGCATTTCCTTGCTCATGTCTTATCGTCTCCATTGGGGTCATGCCCCTCTGCCTGTTCCAGGGCGAGCTTGCTCTTTGCCATGTATGCGTCGATGTTCTCCATCGTCAGGGGCATGAGGTTGGCCGGGATGAAGTGGACATCTCCGGCAGGCCCCATGTCCTCCATGCCGAGCTTCTTCCTGACTTCGTTCATCGTCAGCGCACCGCTCTGGAACTCCTTCGTCAGGTAGTCCACGGTGTCCTTGGTGTTCGTGGTCAGGAGGTTCTTGTATTCGTATCTGATGGTGTAATTGAGTTTCTCCGACGGGGTGAGCAACTTCTCGAAGCTCTCGCAGATGTGGTCTCCGAGAGGCTGGATGCAGGAGGCCAGAAAGTCGTTCATCTTGGTTTCAAGCGAATCGTACTTGCTTGCCTCCGAATCCAGGATCTCGTAGGGAACACCGAAGCAGGACTGCGCGATCTGCTTCTCGACCATGAACAGGAGGCTCTTGAGCTCTGCCTGCACGTTGCTCGTCTGGTCTACCTTCCCGATAGTCGAATCAGGCAGGGAGATCATCGGCTTGCCCGCATTGGCTGCGCCCAGGACGAACTTGTTCATGACCGGAACGATCTCTGCATAGAGCTGATCCATAGCTGCCTTCCTCTGCGGGTAGGTGGAGCCGAGGTTGATGACAAGCCTGGAGCCCGCCGAGTTGTCGAAGTAGTTGGCTATGTAGGTCAGGAGTTTGTTGTCGAGCTCGATGAGATCGCGGTGCAGCTCTATGGGGCTCTTTCCGACCGTTCCGTTGTACCCCGGCCCGGGATATGGGATATGCAGGATGTCGCGCTGGGTGTAGTACTGGTTGTCCAGATAGAACCGCTTGCGGTTGTCCTCCCCCCTCTCGACCTTTATGCGCTTCGGGTTGATAAGGGTGAAGCCTACGACATCGCCCCTGCCGTTCCTGTTGATGAACAGATATGCGTTGCCGTCGTAGCAGAGGAATCTGATCCAGGAGCGGTAGAATAATGTGGGTGTCTCCTCCACGGCCGGGTCTTCAAGCGCGTAGAAAAGAGGTCTGTCCTTCGCGAGCTGCATTCCGTTCTTGGTGTTTCTGTACAGGTAGAGCGGGAGCAGGCTCAGTGTTTTGGAAATCTTGTCGACGCATGCTGATACGGTCGGATTCTTCTCGGCAGGAAAAAGGAGCGGGGTTCTCACCCACTCCATGCCGGTCTCGGGAAGAATCTCCCTCTTCTGTCTGCGCCTGAAGTTGTCAAATATGGCCATGCGAAAATTGTTCCTTCATAACATAAGTGTCAGAAGGTTCAATATTCGATTTCTGCCAGCCTTGACTCCATGTCTTTCTCGATTTCGGATGCGGTTCTGAGGTCTATCTGTCCGTTGTCCAGGAGGTTCTTGATGCGCCCGAGGGACATCAGGGAAGTGACCACCCCGTCTATGTGCAGCGGGGAATGCTTGCCCCCGTGCTTGACCGGCTTGATGTTTCCGTTGGGATCTCGGTACACGTCGGCGTTGCTGACCATCCACGACATGACGGGATTGCCGTCTGCCAGCTGACCCGAGACGATGGCTGCCTCGTAGTCCTTCGCCATCGGGGAGATGGATACCATGCTCTGCTTGACCTCGACAAGATCTACAAGAGGGCCTATCTGGTCGATGAGCTGACCCGCGTTCCAGGGGTCGTAGAGGACTTCGCGCAGCTCGTATTCGGCGATGGCCTTCTCGACATCCGCGAACATCGCCCGGTAATCCACGACCGCACCCTCGGTCGCGTTGATGTAGCCCTGCTCTATCCACTTGCGGACAAGCGGGGAATCGGACTTGCACTTGTCATCTATCTGCTCGGACGGGATGTAGAACCAGTGCCGGGCATAGTATCTGTTTGTCGGAATGTGGTAGACCATGACATCGAATGACGTGAAGTCGATTCTCTGCGACATGTCGATTGCCCCGATCGCCACGCATTCCTTCTTCGGCAGATCTGCAAACGGGGTGAACCTGGATGCGTTCTCGATGCACTTCTTCCACTTCTCGTGCGGGATCCATGCGGTGACAGGAGAAATGAACTGCCCGCAGTTCTTGATGCGGAACTCCCCCTCCAGGGACGGGTTCTGCATGGCCTCCTTGCACAGGGCGCGGAGCGTTTCGATCTTGACGGAGACGTTGAGGTTCGGGTTCGCCTTCATCCACACGCTCTCGTGTCTCCAGTTGTCCCCCTTGTCGAGGGTGTACAGTACCGTGAAGAACGTGTCGTCCTCGTAGACCCCTTCGAGGATCTTCTGGGATCTCTCGAACTCCTGCGCCCCGGCACTGTTCGTGTTGTCGCTTCCCGAGGTTATCTCGAAGATGAGGGGTTCGGGTCTCGATGCCGTTCCTGATTGCAGTACCTGGATGATGCGGTAGTCCTTCATGGCTGCGACCTCGTCGATTACGCATGCCGAAGGGTTGAGGCCGTCGAACTTGTCCGACTCCGAGGAAAGAGCGGAGATTTTCGAGGCGTTGGCGGGACACACGATGGTCGAGGTGCTCTTGAAGACCTGGAGCATCTCCCTGATTTCCTGGTGTTGTCTGACCATCTGCGCGACCGATTCCCACACTATTTTGCTCTGATCGCGCTTGGTGGACGCACAGAATGCCTCTCCACCTGATGTCAGAAGACAGTCGTAGAGCAGTACAGACGAGACCATCGTGCTCTTGCCGTTCTTCCTGCCCACGAACACGAGGGCCTTGCGGAAACGCCTGAGGCCGTTGTCCTTTCTGACCCATCCGTACACGTTGCCGAAGATGAACACCTGCCAGGGCTCGAGGTGCAGGTTCTGCCCCGCCCATTGGTCTTTGTACTGTTTCAGGGTTTCGGTGAAGTCGATGAAGACCTGGGCCTTCTCCCGGTCGAAACGGTACGGCCACTCGGGAGACTCGGATCTCTCGAGGTCTTTCTCGAAACGCCTGATCGCCAGCTTGGTCCACTTGGAGCACAGATGGGGATTGTCCTTTACCCACTCGATGTAATCCCAGAGTCTCTGCATCAGGCCTTCGCCCTCTTGAGGATCTGCATGAACTCGGTCTCCTTCTGCTCGGGCCCGCACTCCAGCTTGCTGCGCTCGGTCGGGGTAATGCCGAAGCGGATGGCGAGACTCGTCCACTGCTTGAACTCGCGGTCAATCATGCAGTCCAGCCTGTTGCGGATGTTGATCTCCTCCATCGTCTCGTAGCCTATGGTCAGCTTCTCGCGCTTGTCCTTGTACCGGAGCCACTGGTCATACGAATCGAACATTGCGACGAACACGGGCTCGTCGGCTACCGACAGTACGTTCTGCTGCGCTTTCTCGATCATGAACTGGTTCCAGAAATACTGCGTCCGTTTCAGATAACGCGAAGGTGCAGCCTTTTCGGTCAGCGGTGTCGCGTTTCGGGCGTTCCATTTCTGTCTCGACGAATGTTGTCCGAATGTCCCGGCCAGCTTCAGCTCCTCGGGTGATTTCCTCGGTCTGCCTCGTCCCATGTTGTTCCTCCAATTTTGCGTGAAAAAATAAACACCTAGGGGGGGGTGCTATTATCCGTGGGGGGCCGTTTTTCCCCGAACCCCTATACGGTTTCAATACCAGGGCTTTCTTTTCTGTATTTCACGTTCTTTTTTCTGTTTCTCATAGAACTCCCTTGTTCTATCTCCTACTTCCTTACGTGTCTGTAGACCATGACACTTGCTACAGATAGACATAAGGTTATCCCAATCAAGAAAGAGATCCATGTCTCCCCGGTGCGGGACTTTGTGATGCACTTCCGTCGCAGGTTGCCCGCAGATCTCGCAGCTCGGGTTCTGTCTCAGCTTCTCGGATCTCAACGCCCTCCACTTCGGTGTGCGGTAGAGCTCGTCCCATGTGCCGTGCTTCACGTCCTGCATGTAGATCTTCTTCCTCTCGAGCTCGGCACGTTCCTGTGCCTGGTGCTCGATGCAGTACTTGTGTCCGGAAGCGGGATCTATCGTGCGACAACACCCCGGCTGCTTGCAGATGATCTTACGCATTGTTCTATCTCCTTCATTCTCTGCTTGTATTCCTGTTTCAACGTAGGGTCTTGTATATTCCTGTATACAAGCCTCCAGCTCGTGCGCGACTCCATCGTCTGCCGTGCGAGCATGTCCACGTCGTTGTCCTGTGCAAGGCCCGTCTGTGTGCATACCTTGTCGATGTAGTCCCACAGTGCCGAACCCTGCCGTGCCTCCTCATCTTCCTTGTCGTCGATATCATCAGGAGCATTGCGGGGTTTCTGCTTGTAGAACAGTGCCATCTTGATGTACGCGGAAGGCGCACCGTTGATGACAGGCGTTTTCTTTTCCATGAGGCGCATGCGGAGGTCTGTCGCAATGTCAATCGCGTCCTCCTCGTCCTGGTATCTTCCCTGTCTTGCGAGAATGTAGAACCCCAGCATCAGCAGTTCCCTGTAGAGTCTTTCGAGGGCCTGCGGGTTTTCTGTTTCCAGATACTCCTGCTGCGCCTGTAGGATCGTGTTTCGCTTTCTTGACACCCTGGTATTCCTCGCACCTCTTCTCGGGGACGGGATTCCACCCGCCCCGGTTAATCTTGGTTATGTTGGAGCACTTCACCCGCTTTCCGTCGGGCCAGTACCAGACGCAACCCTCACACCCTTCTGTCATTGTCGTCTCCGAACAGAATCAGAATCAGTATTAACAGGATCATTGTCAGAGCCATGTCCGTTACGAACCCCATTCCTCTCTCCTTTGCGGTAGACGCACACGACCATGCCGTCGAAGACAAGGCCGAGCTTCTTGCACTTCAGGACATCTCCGTAGGCCAGGGCCTCGAAGTGCCTGCAACCCTCGCAGAACCTAAACGGTGCGGGTAGCTTTCTCACTTTGTTCACTTGTTCCCTCCACTTTGCACTTGAGGTAGTACCTCAGTCTTTCCTTTCCGTTGCGGAGATAGCAGGCAGGGCATGCGGCTGCGTTGCCCTGTAGCCTGTAGATCTCCTCCACAAGTTCCTCGTCAGACATCTGCCTGATCCTGTCCGCATTTGTCACTTGTTCCCTCCTCCCCGACGAGGTTGTCGAACAACCCCTCCGTAGACCTTTCATCCCTGCACTCGTTCACGATCTCCAGGAGCACCTTGTAGGTAGCCTCGTCGAGGTCGCATTGATGCACGAATGCGTAGGTCTTAATCCGTTTCTTCAATTCACCCATTTCTTGTCCCCCGGAATGTAGTGATCGCAGCAGATTACATCGGGATCTTCCTTTGTTCCTGCATGACCGTCTTCGACATAGCAACCCTCGTTTATCGTGATTCTCGGCTTGCAGTAGACCCCCTCTTTCACACCGTCATGGATTTCGACCTTGTTTTGGCAATTCCTGCAATCAATTCTGTATACAGTCATAACCCCTCCTTAGAAGTCGAAGGACAGTTGCTCGGTGTACTGTTCCATCATCATGTGACGGATAGCAACCTCAAGAACCCTCTGCTTTTCAAGCTCGTCATTTACCCTGCTTTTGCTCTCGAAGAGACAGTTCCTCAGTTCGTCAATGCTTGCAGGTCTCTTGTAGCCCTTGCCGTGCGAAGAGGACACGATAACTGTCTGCGGATTCTTGCGTAGGGAGTTGATTTCGTCCCTGATCTTCCGGTCGGAATACCCCGTCCT